ATGGATTACACATTAACAAGAGAAGAAAGCAAATTGTTAATGGAGCTTCTAGGCTTACCTATGGAGCAGTACGGGAATTTCCCTCTCATGAGAAAGGCTTTTTTGCAGAAGTGTAAAATTATGCATCCAGACAAAGGTGGAGATGAGCAAACCGCTAAGATGCTGATTAGCTTATACAAAAAGCTAGAATCTGAAGTGAAGTCTCTTAATACTGATGACGGATTCTCTACAGAAGAGGTTTGTAAAATCTCTAAACTTACATACATCAAAGACTGGCTAACTTGTTCATTTGGCTCTTTCAGCTGCAAATGCCTGTTTTGCTTGCTTTTGAAAAGTCACAAGCAAGAGTTAACTAAGAAACCTAAAGTTTGGGGAGACTGCTTGTGCTTTAAGTGCTATACTCTGTGGTTTGGATTGCAATACACAGTGGATATATACCAAAGTTGGCAAGCTCTGATTGGTGTGACTCTGTTTAAAAACTTAAATATTTAAGGTAAGCTTTTCTGTTTTTTAGATTCCTACTTATGGTTCTGCTGAATGGGAGCAGTGGTGGCAGACATTTAATGAAGATTTTGATTTGTTTTGCCATGAAACTTTTACAGTGTCAGATGATGAAGAAGAAGGTGGGGAAAAAAGGAAGCATTCTGATGAAGAAGAACCTAGCTGTTCTCAAGCAACACCACCTAAAAAAAAAAAAACTTCTTCAGCCCCGAAAGATATGCCAGAACTTCTAAGAAATTTTCTAAGTAATGCTATACTAAGTAATAAAACTCTAACTTGTTTCTTAGTATATACAACATTAGAGAAAAGTAGCTTACTGTACTCTAAACTGTCAGAAAAGTTTAAACCTACTTTTATTAGCAGGCATAAGTTAGACAATGAAGGCTTGATATTTCTAATTACTCCAAGTAAACATAGAGTTTCTGCTATTACTAACTTTTGCAGCAATTTATGCAGTGTTAGTTTTTTAATTGTGAAAGCAGTAATCAAAGAATATAGTTGTTATTGTGCTTTGTGTGTAGAGCCATTTGTGCTTGTTGTAGAGAACATTCCAGGGGGTTTAAACAGTGATTTTTTTGATGCACCTCAAGAAGCTAGTAAAAATGTTAGCTGGAAGTTAATTGGAGAATATGCTTTGAGTATTATGTGTGATGACTTATTTTTATTGCTTGGATTATACAAAGAATTTGCTGTAAATCCTAGTACTTGCTCAAAGTGTGACCAAAAAGTTATTGTAGACCACTATAAGTATCACAGCTTACATTATGCTAATGCTATGCTGTTTACAGATTGTAAAAATCAAAAAGCTATTTGTCAACAAGCAGTTGATGGAGTTCTTGCTTTTAGAAGAGTACAGACAGCTCAGCTGACAAGAAAGCAGCTCCTAGCTAAAAGGTTTGAATACCACTTTAACAAGCTTGAACAAGTGTTTTCTGCCAAGTCTGAAGTATGCATAGAAACATATATGGCTGGGGTTTGCTGGTTTGAATGTTTACTTCCTGAGGTAAACATGAAGAATTTTATTTTGCAGTACTTAGAGTGTGTAGTTCAAAATGTGCCAAAGAAAAGGTTTTGGTGTTTCACTGGGCCTGTGAATACTGGAAAAACCACTCTAGCAGCAGCACTACTTGATCTTTGTGGTGGAAAGTCATTAAATGTTAATATGCCATTTGATAAACTTAATTTTGAGTTAGGTGTAGCAATAGACCAGTTTACTGTTGTGTTTGAAGATGTCAAAGGGCAATCTGAAAACAAAAATTTACCTACAGGCCAAGGTATTAGTAATTTAGATAATCTTAGAGATTATTTAGATGGAGCTGTGAAAGTAAACCTAGAAAAAAAACATTTAAACAAGAAAACTCAAATATTTCCACCTGGCATTGTTACAGCAAACGAGTATATTTTCCCGTTGACTTTGAAAGTTAGATTTTGTAAAATTATAAAGTTTATCTATCAGCAGCATTTGTTTAAGAGCTTAAAAAAAACTGAATTGTTAACTAAACATAGAGTATTGCAAAGTGGATTGACTTTATTGCTATTGCTTGTATTTCACTGTGATGTTGAAGACTTTCTCTCTGAATTGCACCCTCTTGTAACTAAATGGAGAGAAAATATTAACCATGAAGTTTCTTGGTCTAGATATTTAGAAATGAAGGAAAATGTAATGAACGGGTTAAATATTTTGGAAAAGCAGCAAGACAGTGGGATTTTTACACAAACACAGGATACAGAATGTCAGCAATGAAGTTGATTTATTTCCTTGTTTATGCACAAACAATAAAAATTAATTTGTAATCACTGGAATTACTGTTTCCTCTTGTCCAAACTGATTCCTGAACCTTATCATATCAGGGTCGCCTGGAAGTTTTTCTGTTCCCTCATAAATTTTTACTTCCTCTACTTGTTTGGTCATATCTTGACCCTGAACATTTGGGGACATCTGGGTAAACAGTGTGTTCAGCAAAGTGCTCACAGGGTATGGATTTTTCACAACCCTTTTTCTCAAGACAAGTTTAAAATATCTAGGCAGCCCTCTGTACTTATACTTATTGTCTTCTTCTATATGAAAGCCACATATATCAGCAGCAGCAATATGCAGTTGATCACCTTTACATAAAGGCCCAACACCATTTTCATTCAGCAGTATTGTTGTAACAGTATTTGTTATATTCAGCACTGGTGGAGTGTTTAGACCACCTGTGTAGGTAGCAAAGTACCTAGCATTTTCATTTTTAGATGGGTCTGGCGCCCAGCATTCAATAGGGAAAATCCCATCACCAGTTAACTTGCTCTTTTGCTTTGGGTCAAGTACTTGGGTACTCAAGGGAGACGGCTTCATGGCAACAACACCAACAGGATAATCACATTGGAAATTTTGCACTATATACTGCATCTCAATAGGTTCTCCCCCAACAGCAAAGAAATGGTAGTTTAGGCCAACTATAGGCATGCTTGGACTTTCTCCATCTCTTTTTCCATAGCTATGAGTATTAACTAAAGTGTTAATGCCAACAACTTCAGTTTTTACACTAATACATTCCCACATTAGGATAGTATCATTAGTTAAATCTTCATTTAACATAGGCAGCTCAATTTTTGCAACAGAATAGCATGGCAGTTGATTTTTTAGAGGTTTGTCATCATCTTTTTTTTTAGCAACAGTTACATTTTCACTATAGCCATAGTGATTGTCAGTATTTTCTAAACCCATTCTAGGGTTTAGGAAAGCCTCTACTTCTGTAATACTATCAGGTCCAGTTTTTAGGCCTAGTACTTCAACACCTCCAGAAATCAGAAGTCTAGGCACTTCTTGGGGTGTTTTTCTTGGTGCGCTTGCGCTTCTTTTTTTGAGGGGCATCTTCCTCTTCTTCTATGTCTTCTAGTGTAGACTCCCAACTAGGAGAGATGTCACCATAGAGGCCTAGAATAAGAGGAAGAAGCCAGTCAGGGGCTATTCTTTGATTTGCTCCACCAGGAGGATCAACTTTTTGAACATATTCAGCACTTTTAATAGCTTGTTCTTCTAAAGCTATTCTGTTAGGTATAGGTTGGCCTAGTCTCCTATGTAAGTCTCTGACTTGCATAGGGTTTAGGGATGGCAGCTGCTCATAGTAAGACTGCAAACCACTATACAATGACCTAGGAAGCGTACTCACAGCCCACCTAGCATTTTCAAAATATCTGGCTACAGCTTCAGAAAACCCTTGAGCAGTTCTTGTAGCTAACTCCCTTGAAGCACTTCTTACTTCATGAGCAATTAGATTTTGACCATACCTCTGAGCAGATTCCCAAGAGTATCTGCCAATTGTTTCAAACAAATTTGTGGCCCACTGTGTAGGGTCAATGTAGTTAATAAACCTGACAAAAGGCATAAGCCCAGGGAATTCATAGTCAATTTCTGGAAACCAAAGTTGCAAAGCCATTTCTGGGTTTAAGCCTCTGTTTAAATTTGCTACAGGAGTTGAATAATCATAATAATAAGGGTACAAAGCAGCAGCAACAGTAGCCCCAACAGTTAATGTCCCTGTAGTAGCAAGCTCAGTAGCAGCAACAGCTGTGAATGCTTGTGGAAATGTTGAGCTTAAAGATGTTAAAGCAGCATATGCTTCAGCAGGAACTTCTGTAGCAGCTAAAGCTTCAGCTTCTGTTAGGCCTCCGACCGTTACTAGATTAGCAATGTGAGCTTCTAGTAGTTCTGCTGTGGCAAAAGCTTCACCACTTATAAAACTTTCAACTGATAGTCCAGTAACAGATGCTAATTCAACAACTTCAGCTAATACAGCCAACAAAGCTCCCATACCTATAGAATAAAATAAAATAGTTACCTTTAGTTGGACAAAGCAGATTTTAGTTCATCAGTTAGAAACACGAGTTTTTCAGCCACACTGATGTCATGCCGAATGTAGCAACACGCGAAGCACTGGCACGACTGGCAGTTATCCTCGGTTCCCCTTTGTCCGTTAGGACAAACAAATCCATCTGGGACGTCAGCCAAATGGTCTCCACCCGGAGCTGAACTGTGTCCAAACCCACGAGAGGAGGAGTTTTCCGGGCCATTAGTTTCCGGGCCATTTGTGGTTTCTGTTTCTGGGCTTCCTGCCAAAGCTTGATTGTTATCGCCACCATCTGGGCTGTCCAGGCAGCTTGCCAGGCAGCTTGTTGGCAAGCAACTTTTTTTGCTAAAGTAAGTTAGCTTTATGCTTCTCACAGCTTTACAATGCTCTAGATTTTGATTATAACATTTAATTAACTTTATAAGCTCTTGCTGCAAAACACTGAGCTCCCACTTTATATGCTTCTTTACTAATTTCCTTTCTTCTGTGCTAAAATCCTCCTCTTTAACTACTTCCAGCAGCTGCTTGATTAATTCACTGATGTCATCAAGATAACATTCCCCTCCTTGCCAACCGTTATAGACACGCAAGAGTAGCTTGAATGTCTGCCAAAGTAAATCAAGCTTTCCCATTTTTTTCTGTATATATGGAGGCTTGAAGCCTCTGCCTCTTACCTCTTTCAAGAAAAAAGGAGAGAGGCTTTTTAGAGGCTGCAACTCAGCACCTGAAAAAAAGCAGAAA